GTGCAAAAAAGCGCTCTTGGGGCGCATGACCCCTCCCGGAGACACGCGACGAGGTGCCTGAGCGGACGCTGGCGAGGTTTTTCGGCGAAGGTCGGCATAGTTATCCATACAACGCTCGAGGACGCCGCAGTGGGACGATTTACGGGGAAGGAGGGCGGACCGTGAAGGAGATCACTGAACAGAGCGAGGCAGCCAGGCTTCGCCGGCTGTACAAGGAACTGCCGAAGAACCGGAAGGCAGTCGCCGAGGGTCTGATTGTCCAGGCGGCGCGGCTGCGGGTACGGCTCAACGAACTGAACGACGACATTCAGGCCAACGGCATGACGGAGATGTTCAGCCAGAGCGAGAAGACGGAGCCCTACATGAGGGAGCGCCCTTCCGCCTCGCTGTTCATCAAGCTCGACAAGAACTACCAGGCGATCATGCGCCAGCTGACGGAGATGCTGCCGGAGGGAACCGTCTTCAATAGCAAGGAGCTGGCTGAGTTCCGCAGGAACAGCTGAGATGGACAACTACATCTGGGCGTACTACCAGGCGATCCTGGACGGCACGGAGAGCGTCGGTCGCTGGATCTGGCTGCTGTACAAGATCATCGTCGAGGGCATAGAATCCGGGCGATGGCGGTTCGACCAGGGCAAGGCGAACAACGCGATCCGCTTCGTCGAGAAGTACGTCCGGCACAACAAAGGCCCGGACGCGCCGAAGCTGCTGAAGCTGGAACTCTGGGAGAAGGCGCTCGTGTCCGTGATCTTCGGGATCGTGGACGAGAACGGCTTCCGGCAGTTCCGCGAGATCGCCATTATAATCGGGCGCAAGAACGGGAAGACGCTGCTGGCAGCGGCGATCGCCGCATATGTGACCTACGCGGCCGGTGACTTCGGATCCGAGATCTATTTCGTTGCACCGAAGCTCGATCAGACGGACCTTGTGTACAATGCGTTCACGTTCACGGTGGACAATACGCCGGCGCTGGCTGGTATCACACGCTCGAGGAAGTCGGACCTGTACGTTAAGAGCACGAACACGACGATCAAGCGCCTGGCATTCAACGCCAAGAAGTCGGACGGCTTCAACCCGATGATCGTCGTCGCGGACGAAATAGCAGCGTGGCCGGCCATGCAGGGCAAGCGCCAGTATGAAGTGCTGACGTCCGGCGACATCGCGCGGAATGAGCCGCTCATGGTGGCGATCAGTTCCGGCGGCTACGTCAATGACGGTCCATACGACGAGATCGTGGGCCGTGGAACGAAGTGGCTGCTCGGATCTAGCGACGAGACGCACCTGCTGCCGGTTTTCTACATGATAGACGACCCGCACAAGTGGGACGACATCAACGAGCTGCGGAAGAGCATGCCGCAGATGGGGCGCAGCATCCCGGTCGAGAAGATCTGCAGCAAGATCGCGACGGCCAAGACGTCGCTGTCGGCGAAGGCGGAGTTCCTGGCGAAATACTGCAATGTTAAACAGAGCAGCAGCATGGCATGGCTGCCGGCGCTGGCTGTCGAAGCGGCGTCCGGTCCCGAGCTGAAGCTCGAGGACTTCGCGCGGCATTACTGCGTGGCCGGCATAGACCTGTCGAGAACGACGGATTTGACTGCCTGCTGCGTTATCATAGAAAAACAGAGCGAGCTGTACATCATAGCTCGCTTTTTTATGCCATCGGCAAAGCTCGAGGAGAGTATGGCGCGAGACGGGCTGCCATACGACATCTACGTGCAGCGCGGCCTGCTGCAGCTGAGCGGAGAAAACTTCGTGGACTACAAGGATTGCCTGGCGTGGTTCCACGAGCTCATAAGCAAATACAAACTCTACCCGCTGAAGGTCGGCTATGACAGGTACAGCGCGCAGTATCTCGTCCAGGACATGAAGGCCGAAGGCTATCACATGGATGATGTTTTCCAGGGATTCAATTTGACCCCGTGCATCAACGACTTCGATGGTCTGCTGCGAGATGGCAAAGTTCACATCGGCGACAACGACCTGCTCAAGATCCACATGCTGAACGCGGCGCTCAAACGCGACGCGCAGACGGAGCGGGTCCGCCTGGTCAAGCTGAAGGCGACGGACCACGTGGACGGCATGGCTGCCGTGCTGGACGCCATGACGATGCGGTCGAAATGGTGGGGGGAAGTCGGCAGGCAGCTGAAGAACGAAAGGAGATAACAAGGCATGGGCCTTCTGGACCTCATTTTCGGAAAGAAAAAAGAGCCGGACAGCAAAGAGGTGACGTGGTTTAGGCTGCTCGACGGCTACAGGCCGGCGTTCCACAGCTGGGACGGAGAGATATATGAGCGCGAGCTGATCCGGGCAGCGATCGACGCCAGGGCGAGGCACGTATCAAAGCTCGAGGTGCAGATCATCGGAACGGCAAAGCCTGAGCTGCGCACAAAGCTGAAGCTCGGGCCGAACGAATGGCAGACGTGGTCGCAGTTCCTGTACAGGCTGTCGACGATCCTGGACATCAAGAACACGGCGCTGATCCTGCCGGTCATCGACAAATACGGCGACACGACAGGCGTGTGTACCGTCTGGCACCAGGAGATCGAACTCGTGGAGTCGAACGGCGTGCGCTGGATGCGGATCAGGTTCAAAAACGGCGAGTGGGGCGCGGTCGAGCTGGACCGCGTAGGGATCCTCACGAAGTTCCAGAGCAAAAACGACTTCTTCGGCGAGAGCAACAAAGCGCTGACGCCGACGGTCGAGCTCATGAACATTCAGGACCAGGGAATCGAGGAGGGCGTGAAGAACGCGGCCAGCTACAGATTCATGGCAAGAGTTTCGAACTTTACGGACAGCGAGGATCTGAAGAACGAACGGTCCCGTTTTACGAAGGAGAACCTGCGCGGGAGCGATCTTGACGGTGTGCTGCTCTGGCCGTACACGTACACGGATATAAAGCAGATCGAGACGAAGCCGTTCGTTGTGGATCCGGACCAGATGCGGCTGATCCAGGCGAACGTGTACAACTACCTGGGCGTGAACGAAGACGTGCTGCAGAACAAGGCAATCGGCGACATGTGGTCGGCGTTCTACGAAGGCGCGATCGAGCCTTTTTCCGTACAGTTCTCGGAAGTGATCACAAAGATGCTATATACGCCGCGAGAACGGCAGCAGGGAACGTACATCATGGCGACTTCAAACAGGCTGCAGTACATGAGCAATGCGGACAAGCTGAACGTGTCGGCGCAGATGGCCGACCGCGGACTGATGACGAGGAACGAGATCCGGGAGATCTGGAACCTGCCTCCGCTGCCGGCGGAGATCGGGGACCAGCTGCCGGTGAGAGGCGAATACTACTACGTCGGCGAGGAGTCGGACGGGAAAGGTGGAGACAATGCCGCAGAATAACATGCTGAGCAAAGAAGTGGAGCGAAAGCTGAAAGAGGGACGCGTCTTCCGCGACATGGAGATGCGTGCCAAAGAGGACGAGCAGTTCATCGTCGAGGGATACGCGACCACATTCAATGAGCCGTACGAGCTCTATAAAGACGCATACTTTACCCTGCTCGAGCAGGTAGACGCGAGAGCATTCGATGAATGCGACATGTCGGACGTGATTATGCAGTACGACCACGAGGGTCGCGTTTTTGCGAGGATCTCAAACAAAACGCTGCAGCTGAAGGTCGACGATCACGGCTTGAAGGTGCGCGCGGATCTGAGCGGCACGGAGATCGGACGCCAGCTCTATGAAGAGATCAAAGGCGGATATACGACGAAAATGTCGTTCGCGTTCAGGGTATCAAAGGACAAACAGGACGTGGTAGAGGACTACGACACGGGCATGACGATCGTGACGCGTACGATCCTCGGGATCTCGAAGACTTATGATGTGTCGGCAGTTTCGCTGCCGGCAAACGATGCAACGGAAATATCAGCCAGATCGTACAGCGAAGGAGTTATCGCTGAGATCAAGAAGGAGCGTCTTGCGGCTGAGGAGCGGCGAAGGGCCGCGGAAATAATCAAAGCCAGGATCAGGATCCTGGCGGACTAACGTACGAAAGGAGAACGAAATGTTCGAAAACATGACCACCCAGCAGCTGCTGGAAAGACGCAAGGCCATTAAAGCCGAGGCGGAAGGCCTGAACGACAACGAGAAGCTGGCAAAGCTCGAGGAAGAAGTCCGGGCGATCAATGACGAGCTCGAGGCTCGCCAGAAGAAGGAAGAGGAGCGCCGCAGACTGGCAGCGTCCATCGTCGAGGGCGCCGGTAGAAAGTTCGAAGCCGCTCCGGATGAGACGCATGAGGAGAAGGACATCCGCTCCAGCAAGGAGTATCTCGAAGCATGGGTCCGCGACGCCAAGAAGGGCACAGACACGGAATGCCGTGCCCTGCTCACCGTCAACGCTTCCGGCGTTGTGCCCGTACCGACCTACGTCGAGGGAAAGATCAGAACCGCGTGGGAGCGCCTCGAGATCATGAGACGCGTCCGCAAGGTGTCCTATAAGGGCAACCTGAGCGTGGGCTTCGAAGTGAGCTCGACGCCGGCTGCAGTCCACGACGAAGGCGACACCGCGCCGGATGAAGAGACACTCGTACTCGGCAGCGTGACCATCCTGGCCAAGTCGATTAAAAAGTACATCCGGATCAGCGACGAGGCGATGGATCTCACCGGGGAAGATTTCGCCGACTATATCGTTGACGAGCTGACCTACCGGATCTCCAAGGCTGCACAGGAAGCCCTGATCGGCCTGATCGCGACTCTGCCAGATACCGTGAGCACGACCTCCGTTTCTGCGGACGCCGTTTCCGGCGCTCCGGACGTGAGCATCGTACCCACGCTCGCGGCTCACCTGTCCGACGAGACCAGAAAGAGCGAGACGGTCGTCATCATCAACAAGCTGACCGAAGCCGACTTCGAGGCGGCAAGAGTGCAGGCCAACTTCGCTGTGGATCCGTTCCGCGGACTCACGGTGCTGTACGACAGCTCGCTGCCGGCATACGAAGACGCATCCGAAGACGACGTCTGGATGATCGTCGGCGATCTGGAGATCGGCGCACTCGCCAACCTGCCCAGAGGCAACAGCATGGACATCGTCGACATCAAGTACGACGACAAGTCCGAGGCGGAAGCCGACCTCGTCAAGATCACGGGCCGCGAGTTCATCGGCCTGGGCATCGTGGCGGACAAGGCGTTCGCGCTGGCCACCAAGCCCGGCGCTTAGTCGGATGGCCAGGGTGAGGATCCTGGTCGGCGTCGCGGATAAATACACCGGCGCGCTCTACCGTGCTGGTCAGATCGTAGAGTTCGAAGACGGGCGTGCTGCGGAGATCTGCAGCACGCCTTATGCGATGCTCATAGACGATAAACCGGCGAAGAAGACCAGGAAAAAGAAGAAGGCTGCAGCTGATGCTTAGCTGATGGCTTATGTGGGCGGCATCTGTCCTCCTGCAGGCCGCCCACTTCAGAAGCAAGGAGGAAAACATGCTCGAAATTGTAAAGAAAGCGCTGCGGATCGCGACCGACGACTTCGACGACGAGATCCAGCTGCTCATAGACGCGTGCCTGGAGAACCTTCAGGGACTCGGCGTGATCGTGACGACGGAAACAAACGGGAGCATCACTTCCGCCCAGATCCGGCTCGCGATCGTGTCGTGGTGCAAGTGGCAGTTCGGTGAGAACGACGACCAGGACAAATGGCGGAAGATATACGACAGGACGCTCGCGGAACTGAAGATGATGACGGGCTATACGGACTGGGGGCTCGGAGAATGAAGACGCTTATAGCTGTGCCGTGCATGGACCAGGTGGCGGCTCCGTTCGCGCAGTCTCTGGCGTCGCTCGAACGGACGGGCGACGTGGTGATCGGCTTCGAGATCAGCAGCCTGATCTATAGCGCACGGAACAACTTCGCGAAGAAGGCCATCACCGAAGCCGCGGACGCGCTGCTGTTCTTCGACTCCGACATGACGTTCGAGCCGGACACGCTGAAGCGGATGGCTGCGCACATGGAAGCAGGCCTGGACATAGTCACGGGGCTGTACTTCAAGCGGAAGACACCGTTTACGCCGGTCCTGTTCAGCGAGCTGCGCCGGGACGAAAACGGCGCGATCCACTGGAAAGATATGAGCGACCTGCCGGACGGCGGGATGTTTGAAGTCGAGGGCTGCGGCATGGGTTGCTGCATGATCCGCAAGGACGTGCTCGTGAACATGCTGCTGAACTTCCGAACGTGGTTCACGCCGCTCGAGGGCCTGGGCGAAGATCTCGCCTTCTGCCTGAGGGCGCGCCAGCTGGGTTATAAGATCATGTGCGATCCGTCCATAAAGCTTGGCCATGTGGGCCAGATCACTGTGGACGAGTCGCTCTGGCGGGCGGCTGCCGCGCAGAGGAGGGGCTGAACATGGATCGCAGCATAGCATTTTTGCTGGTCGCGGAAGACTACAACGTGGACGCGATCGGGCAGAGGGTGCCGGTATATGCGGCGCGCTCTGTCTACGGCCAGACGGAGAGCATCACGCGGGCAGAATGGCACGCAGCCGGAGAGATGGGGCTGAAGCCGGACATCATGATCCGGATGTTCGCGCACGACTATAAAGACGAGAAGATCGCCATGCTGAAGAACAGCGAGGGCGATTTCGCGCCGTACGGCATCTACAGGACATACCGGACGAAGGATGACCGCATAGAACTCTATCTCGAATACAAGGCCGGGCTGAAGGATCAGCTGGAGTGGTGCCGGATCGTCACGGACGCAGACGGAAGACCGCTGCAGGATGCGGATGGCCGGCCGCTGGTCGTGGAGGGCTGACATGGCGGACGTTATAGTGCCGGAAGATCTCGCGGCGGCCATTTTAGACACGCTGCAGGAGTATGCCGGGCTCGTAGACGCGGACGTCGAGCGGGTCACGAAGGCCGTATCGGCGGAGACGCGCGAGAAGATCAAGGACAACGCCAAAAAGGTGCGGCTCGTCCGCACGGGAAAGTACCTGAGAAGCTGGCGGGTCAAGATCAAGGAACTGCCACACGGCATGCGGGCGACCGTATACGCGAGCGCCCCGCGCTACCGGATCACACATCTGCTCGAGAATGGGCACGCAAGCGTTAACGGCGGACGCGTGAAAGCATATCCGCATATCGGAGAGGCTGAACGCTGGGCGATCGAGGCATACACGAAGGCGCTGAAGGAGGCTATAGAGTCATGATCACAATCGAAGGAATGCGCACGCTTCTTGAGTCCGTGACAGGATTCGCGGGCAAGGTCGCGTACTACGCCTTCCCGAAGGACGAGGCTCCGGATCTGCCGTTCGTGTGCTTCATGTCGCCGAGAGAAAGGACGTTCGCGGCGGACAATATCAGCTACTTTACAGTTCCGCGAATAGTCGTGGAGCTTTACACAAAAGACAGAGACCTGGCAACTGAGGCGCTGTTCGAGACCGCCTTCAGGGCGGCGGGCCTTTATTTCACGAAGGAAAGCGAATACCTGGACGACGAACGCATCCAGGCGACCGTTTTCAGCTTTTAAGGAGGGCCAAGAAATGGCAGAAAACAAGGTCCGTTTCGGACTTAAGAATGTGTACTACGCCAAGCTCACGGAGAGCACGGACAGCACGAACAACACTTTCGCCACGCCCGTGGCAGTGCCTGGCGCTGTCAATATGACGATCAACAGCGAACAGTCGAACAATCCGTTCTGGGCGGATAACGTGATCTACTTCATGTCGTCCAATAACAACGGGTACACCGGTACGCTCGAGATGGCCAGGATCCCGGACACCATGCTCAAGGACATCTGGGGCATGACGTCCTCGGGCGGCATTCTGTACGAGGAGAGCGGTGTGCAGCCGAAGCCGTTCGCCCTGCTGTTCCAGATCGAAGGCGATCAGAAGGCGGAACTCAACGTGTTCTACCGCGTGATCCCGACCAGCAGACCGACGGCAGGGAGCCAGACGACAGAAGAGAGCATCGACCCGGTGACGCAGAGCTTCGATTTCTCCGCATTACCGCTTGTCACAGGGCCGGACTATCAGAAGAACAAGGTCAAGGGCCGCACGGACGAGACGACGACGACCGCGCAGCGCAACGCGTGGTTTACGACCGTCCAGATCGCGACTACGGCTTAAGAGACACAACGGGCGGGCCCACGAGGCCCGCCATTTTCTGAATATCTGAGGAGGCAGACATGAAGAAAACAATCGAGATCGACGGCAAAAAAATGGTGATCGAGGCGAACGGGCTGCTGCCGCGGCTCTACAAGAAAGAGTTCGGCGGAGACCTGTTCGGATCCATGAAGAAGCTCGTGGATAACTACGAAAAGGATCCTGAAGGCGCGGACACAGAGGTGCTCGAGAATGTAACGTGGCTCATGCTGCGCGCCGGAGGGACTGACGTGCCTCCAACCGTGGAGGAATGGCTCGAGGGGATCAGCGACATCCTGTCGCTGTACAAGGCATTCAAGGACGTCAGCAGTCTGTGGGGAAAAAGCCAGAAGACGACGTCGAAACCTAAAAAAAAATAAGACCGACGACGCGTGAAAGTAACGTCGCGATCTACGACCTGCGCTGCATACAGCTCGGGCTGTCGAGTGAAGATCTCGCCGGCATGACGGTCGGCATGGTCTACGACCTGTTTATAGAGCTGGCGAACGACGAGGAGAAATACGACTACATCGGCACGCAGGAAGACATCCAGAGGATCTTCGGATAAGAGGATAAAATGGCCAACAACATCAAGGGCATAACCGTACAAATAAATGGAGAGACTACAGGACTGCAAAAAGCCCTGCAGGGCGTCAACGCGTCCGCAAAGAGCGCCCAGAGCGAGCTGAAGGAAGTCAATAAGTCGCTGAAGCTGGATCCGTCGAACGTGGAACTGCTTGAACAGAAACAGCGCGCCCTGGGCGAGGCTGTTAAAGCGACGGCTGACAAACTGGACATCCTCAAAAACGCTCAGCAGCAGATGGCGGAGGCAGGAGTCACCGACAAGAACCGCGCGCAGTATGATGCGCTGACCCGCGAGATCATCAACACGGAGGCGGAACTCAGGAAAGCGAAGGCGGAAGCGGACGGCTTTTCCGCATCTCTGGAACAGGCAAAAGTGGCAGCGGGCAACGTCGCGACGGCTGCGCAAAACGTGGCAGACAAGACGAAGGCGCTGTCTGCGGCTGCTGCCGGACTGCTGACCGCCCTCGGAGCAAGCGCGTACAAGTCCGCCCAGATGGCCGACGAGCTGAACACGCTCAGCAAGCAGACGGGTATCAGCACGGAAGATCTGCAGAAGATGAGCTATGCGGCAGATCTGGTCGACGTGTCGGTCGACACGATCGCCGGATCCATGACTAAGCTTCGCAAGAACATGGCAAGCGGCTCATCCGCGTTTGAGACGATCGGCGTGTCTGTGCGGGACGCAAACGGCGAGCTGCGCGACAGCAACGAAGTGTTCTATGAGACGCTCGAGGCGCTCAGCCAGGTCGCGAATGAAACGGAGCGCGACACGCTGGCTATGGACATCTTCGGAAGGTCCGCGGATCAGCTGGCCGGCATCATAGACGACGGAGGCGCTGCGCTCAAAGAGCTCGGCGCGGAGGCTGAGTCCCTGGGCATCATCATGGACCAGGAGACGCTTGACTCGCTCAACGCCGTAAACGACGAGATCGACAAGCTCAAGGCGAAGGCAACAGGCGAGATCGCAAAGACCGGCGCGAAGGCAATGGAAGCGCTCACGCCGATCCTGGACGAGGTGATCGAGAAGATCTCAAGCCTGCTGGACTGGATCGGAAACCTCGACAAGGAGCAGCTGCAGACGATCCTCACGATCGCGGCGGTCGTGGCTGCCATATCGCCGATCGCCGGGCTCATCGCGGCGATCTCCGGGGCGATCAGTTCGTTCCTGGCGATCTGGCCGCAGGTCAAGGCGGTCGGTCTGGCAGTCAAGGCGTTCGCGGCGGCGAATCCGGTGCTGCTGATCATGACCGCGGTCGCGGCAGCTGCCGCGCTGATCATCGCGAACTGGGACAAGATCAAGCCGATCCTGGACGCGGCGTGGGAAAAGGTCAAAGAGGTCGTCGACAAGATCAAGGGAAAGATAGACGCAGCGGCAGAAGCGGTCGGATCCGTATTTACGACGGTCAAAGAGACGGTCGTCGGCGTCTGGACGTCCATCCACGACGCCATACGCGACAAGATCAATTCGATCATCGGATTTATAAACACGCTGATCGACAAAGTCAACGAAGTGACGAGCTCGGGTCTGATCGGGACGATCGCCGGCGCGCTGGGCATCAAGACCGGCGGGCTGAAATCCATCCCGATGCTCGCAAACGGCGGAACGGTGACAAGCGGATCCGCGATCGTGGGCGAAGCAGGACCCGAAGTGCTGACGATGAGCAACGGCCGGGCGACCGTGCAGCCGATCGCGCAGACGACGAACACGTACAACACCTACAACCAGACGAGCCGGCAGCCGGTGCTGATCCAGCTTGTGCTGGACGAGATGGTCGCAGCTCAGGCGCTGTATGATCCGCTGCAGCAGGTCGGCGCGCTTCACGGTCCGCAGCTGGCCAGATAGGAGACGGCATGGGTGCAATACAGCTATACATCGACGGCGAGGATTTCAGCGACTACATCCAGCAGGAGACGGATATAACGGAGACGCTCCGCAAGGTCACGGGCCGCGCGCAGGGCATGGCCGTGGACGGCACGATGATCCCGGATCTGCTCGCAAACAAGTGGGATCCTGGGTTCAGGCTCATGCCTATGCCGCAAAGCAAGATGGAGATTCTGATCGCCAAGATGGAACAGGAGACGGTCGTCCTCAAATACACGTCGGTCACGCTGGGCACGCTGCGCACGATCACGGCCATGCCAACCGGAATGCGGGTGCAGTACGCTATGGAATGGAACGGAATGCGGATCTACGACGGAACGCCTATATCGTTCGAGGAGGTCTGACATGATCAGGCTTGTCTACGACATCGATAACGACAAGGCATTTCATGCGGACGCGGCAAACAACGGAACGAACGGGCTGATCATGAGCGGGCGCTGCCTGTCTGGCATAACGCTGCCGAACAGCAGCATGACGACCGACACGCTGACGGTGGACGTCAATGCGGACGCGCTGATCGGAGAGCCTGTCACGGACTTCAGAACGCTGACGCAAGGCACACCGATGTATCTGGAGACAGACGGCGGGATATATGGCACGTGGTTTCTGCAGACGATCAGCAGGATCAACCGGAGGACGCTTCGCCTGACGCTGATCAGCGGAGCCGGCCTGCTGGCGGCTGCGGAAGATCATTACGGCGGGATATACACAGGAGAGTATGCTGGGGACGTCATAGACGAGATCTTCGGATCGCTGCCGATCGCGTATGACATGAGCGCGGATGTGCGGTACACGCAGCTGTACGGCCATCTGCCAAAGGATAAACGCAAGAACAACCTGGCGCGGATCCTGCAGGCAATCGGTGCGAATCTGGCGCAGGTCGGCAGCGGATACGACATCGCCTTCCTGGGCGCGGACTATTATGTGACGGAACTGACAGCCGGGTATGTGTACATCGACGAAGGCAGCACTGAACAGAGAAGCCGCGCAACGGCCGTCGAGGTCGTTGAGCATAATCTCTATGCGCTGAACAGCGACGAGACGGTGACGCTTTTCGATAATACGGCGGAAACAGCGGCGGCAAACAATCAGCTGGTCGTTTTCGATGAACCGTGCCACGACCTGCTCTGGAACGGTGCGGCGCTTCCGGGATCCTGGAACTACGGCGTGAACTATGCCTTCGTGACAGGTACGGGAACGCTGACCGGGAAAGAATACACGCACACGCAGCGGGTCAGATCCCGCAGCACAGGCGTGTCCGGTCCGCAGCACGTGATCAGGGTCGGAGATAACGAGCTGATCGGCTACCACAACAGCGACTACGTGCTGACCAGGCTGCAGCGTTATTATACCGTGCAGAAGGGTCCGAAGATCGATGCGTACGACCGCGTGGGCAATCTGATACCGGGTCGGCGCGTGATATTCCGCGATACGTTCGGAGACAAGATGACCGGCTGGATAGAATCCAAGGATTTCGACATTGCGAACAAGATCAGGGCAGCGATGAAGATCGCAGTGAGCTGGCAGCCGGGTCCGTTCGGTAACAACGTCGACGATTACGTGCTGTTCGACGAGGCAGGGTCCTACACGTGGACCGTGCCGGCAGGCGTGACAAAAATCCGCCTGGCGCTCGGCCAGGGCGGGAGCGGAGGCAACGGCGGCTCGGCAGGCACGAACGGATCCGACGGCGAGACGTACGACGCGGAGCCAACGCCAGGCACCGGCGGAGCGGCTGGAACGGCGGGCACGCCGGGCAAGATATTGGCCACGTCTGCCGAGTATCAGGTCACGCCAGGCGACACGCTGACCATCACGGTCGGCGCTGGAGGAACAGCTGGCGCGGCAAATGGCGGAACAGGCGGTACCGGTGCTCACAGCACCATCGTGATCCCTGGCATCGGGACCATATCCAGCAACGCCGGAAGCGTCCAGCCTGACGGGTATCATAATCTGTTCACGGGTGCCGTGTACGGCCAGGTCGCGAAGAACGGCTTCGATGGCGCGGACGGCGGCTCCTGGCTGGCTGGTGAGCCTGCCGGAGACGTGGATGCGAGCGACGCGCTGTACGTCGGCGGCGTGCCTGGCGCAAACGTACAGCGGACCGTGCTCAACCACGAGACGGCCTACGCGTTCGGCGGAGGCGGGTCCGGCGCAGTGTACGGCCACGATGGTGCGGCAGGCGCGGACGCCTACTATTATAGCGCACAGGACTTCGCTGGAGGAGCAGGCGGAAACGCGCCAACGCCCGACGAACTGCCAGACGAGGCGACGTGTTCGAGCGCCGGAGCTGGTGGAAACGGCGGCGGCGGAGGAGGTGCAGGCGGCAACGCCTACCGGAGCGACGGCGGCGGGACTATGGTCGACGCTGGCGCAGGCGGCACAGGAAGTTCGGGCAGTGCAGGGAAAAAAGGCGGAGACGGATTCGTCTTGATTATGTATAAAGCAGCAGCATAGGCCGAAGGAGGGCCTGAGAATGATCACAGAAAAGTACCAGGGAAAGCCGGGGCCTTATAAAGAGCTCGCAGGCAATGAGGCAGACTTCGACAACCTGCCGCTGGACGTAGCAAACGGGTCGACCTTCGACGAGATCGATACGGGAAAAAGCTACATGTTCGACGCGGAAAACAAGGTGTGGTGCCCTTTTTCTCGGGGCGGCGGAGGCGGCGGAGGTGACGTCAACGTCGGCCCGGTCACTATCACCTCAAACGGAGAGTATCAGGCACCGGACGGGTACGCTTATAACCCGATCACGGCAAACGTCTCCAACACGTACGTCGCGGCTGACGAAGGAAAAGTCGTAAACAACGGCGCGCTCGAGGAGCAGACGACAAGTGTCGCAACAGCGAACGGTGTGGTCGATACGACACTCATCAAGGAGCTCACCGTCAACGTACAGAGCGGAGGCGGACCTGTTCCGACAAACTGGGCGCAGATACAGGAGATGGTGCGCGACGGAACGATCGGACAGTCGTTTTCGATCGGCGATCAGGTGACGACGCCGATCCTGGAAGGCGCGACAGCAACGATCTCCGGGGGCGGCGTAACGGCAGCGACGGTCGATGCGCGCGCTTTCGCAATCGCTGCCGGATGGCGCAACCAGATGAAGGAGTTTGCGTATGACGGAGCAGACTGGAAGACGGACAATGCGCCGGTCAACCTCGCAGATTACGGCATTACGCCGACAGGCACACCGACGAGCAGCACGGTCATCACGGTGACGCTGAATATGAGGGAGATCGGCCTGGACGTGACTGCGATCGATCTGGATGTTCCGGTAGACAGCTCGAAGACGCATGCACTTCGCATGACGTTCCACGAGCTGTACTTCAGTAAGGTGTTCGAGCCGGCGCAGGCGTGGATTTACTGCGAGAACGGACTTCCGGCAGGGACGTATCACGTCACATATAGTGGCTCGTCGAAGGAGTTCACGCTAGCGTCGGATATACCTGCAGGCGGGCAGATCGGTTGCACGTCGTTCACGAGCAACCTGCCGAACCAGCTCAAGGTATATGCGGATAAAAATGCGACAAGCGCAACGAATGTCGCGACGGCAGCCGGAAACAGCGGAACTGCATTCCCAGAATATTCACTGACGGCTGTGACGCCGTATAGTCTGGAGATCAATGGACAGACGTACACTGGCGCGATAAATATCGTTCCGAAAGCGCAGAGCGGGTCAAACAGATGGAAGACGAGTTATATGAGGGCTTGGCTTAACTCAAGCGACTCAGACATCCGCGTCGGAGCAGACGCGCGCTTTTCCAGAACGATCGGCGCAACAGTCACGCCGGGGCTGCTATACAGACTGGACCCGGCGCTCGTCAACGTTCTTGGAAAGACATACCAGCGAACGGCGTTGCTTGCTTTTGACGGCGGCGGGGACGGCCAGTATGAAGACCTTGAGGAAAAGGTATTTCTGTTGAGCCAGTACGACGTCGATGGGACGAATATAAACAACGTGGCAGAGCAGGCCGTGAACGCAGCTGGAGTCGCGCAGGGCCAGTGTACGTACTACATCAACGCCAACGATCAGCGCAGGATAAAGTATAACTATGATGCGAACGCCAGCAACTGGTGGCTGCGGTCGCCTTATGCGGCAAGTGCGATCAACGTCCAGTACGTATACAGCTACGGCTACGTGAGCAATAGCATCGCGAGCTACGGCAACTATGCGGCTCCGAGCCTGTGCATCATCTAAAATCGGAACAATCCACGGCAACAGCCGTGGACGGGATAGGCCATGGCAGTAAGAGCAGTGTGCAGGCAAACGCCTGACAATTTCAAAGTCATAGCCGCAGCGGATAGTCTCGCAGAGTATACGCTGCGGCTTCTTTGCAACGAGAAGATCTTCCCAAAGAGGAGCAGATGGCTGATCGCAGGAAAGATAGCGGATCTCGTCAATGACTACCAGACGGCAGTGCATACAGCAAACGAGATGCGGGTCGAAAGTACGCTGGCATTCTCATTCAGGCGAGAACAACAGCTGGAAGCGCTTGCATATTTGAGGGCGCTCGACGCGAAAGTGTCGCTGGCGCATGCAGTGCTGCACATCGATGCGAATCGGCTTGAATACTGGGCCGGATTGATGAATGAAAACGAGAAGCTGATCAAAGCATGGATGAGGTCAGACAAAAAGAGGTATAGCGGCGAGGTTGCCGAATAATACCATGGGAGCCTGCCGCAACGAACGCCAACAACTGGTGGCTGCGGTCGCCTAATGCGACAAATGCGAACAACGTCCAGTACGTAAACAGCAACGGCAACGTGAACAATAACAACGCGAACAACGGCAACTATGCGGCTCCGAGACTGTGAGATATGCGAGAGACAAGTAGGAACTATCCGAAAGCAAAACACTCACACAGGGGGCGGGCTTCCTGTCCGCGAAAGCGGCAAAAGAAAACCGTGCGCAGTGATGCGAAGCTGCGCCTTGGCGATGCGGACCGCGAAAGTGCGGAAAGCTGTTAACGGCGGCGCCCCGCGCCCTTCGGAAGCGGACGGCGCGGGTGATTTAAGATCATGGGACAGTATGAAGAAGCGCTCCAGCTGTCGAGCCTCTGCAAAGCTGCGAAGCAGTGCAGAAGAGGCTCGGGCTGGAAGGGCGGCGTGATCGACTGGTACACGCACAGACTGACCCAGTGCAAGAAATTGAAGGACGACATCGAAGGGAGGCGCTATAAGCTGCGGCCCGGCAAGGTGGTTAAGATCACAAGACCGAAACCGCGGGAAGCGATCGCTCCGTACTTCCGAGACAGAGTCTGGCAGCGCGTCATGTGCAACGCAGGAGTCTACAAAGACCTGACGTGCGGGCTGATCTACGACAACGCTGCATGTCAGATCGGAAAAGGAACGGACTTCGCCATCCGGCGTACTGTCATGATGCTGCGCCGGATGTATATCCAGAGCGGGACGACAGGCTATGGCGTGCATATCGACATCCGAAAATATTTCCCGTCGACGCCGCATGCCGCAGTGCTTGGGCTGGAGTCGCGTAAAATCACGGAGGAGCGCTTCCTGCCTTATCTCGAAGAGATCTGCGAGAGCGTGAAAGACAAGAGGGCGCCGGAAGAGGTCGCGGCGGATCCGCACGGAGAGCGCGGAACGGGCCTTGGCAGCCAGATTAATCAACTCGTGCAGGCCGCGCTGCTGGATCACATAGACCGCAAGGTCAAGCAGATCTGCAAGCTTTATATGCGTTACCAGGATGACTTTTTAATCCTGGATGCGGATAAAGAGAAGATCAGACGCGCCCGTGACATCATACTGCTCGAACTCAAAAAGATGGGATTTGAGGCGAAAGGCAGAACGGAAGTGTTCAGTCCGGCAAACGGCTTCGAATGGCTCGGACGTCGATTTATACTTACAAAGACGGGCAAAGTTGTGCAGCGGATGAAGCGCGGAACGATGAAGCGCGAGCGGCGCGTACTGAAGCACATGCTCCACATGGAGAAGAGTGGAAGGCAGACACCGGAGGATACGGAGCTCCACTATATCGGATGGCGTCGCACATACAGCTTCGCAGGTAGCGGAGCGCTTATAAAAATGGACAGGTATTATTCTAATCTATTCAGGCGGAAAGCGCCGAAAGGAGACAGAAATGGTTGTTAAACAGATGTGGGAGCGCGTGCTCGACGCCCAGGCAGCAGTCGAGGCGCTGACCACTGAAAATGCGCAGCTGAAGGCTGACATGGACTACATGGCCATGATGGCAGACATCGACATCGACGAAGAGGAGGCCTAAAGATGGGGCACAGTAAGAAGTTTGAACTCGTCAAGAGTTACTATGACCGCGGACTGTGGAACGCAAAGCGTGTCCGCGATGCCGTTACAAAGGGATGGATCACGGCCGAAGAGTGCGCGGAGATCCTCGGAGAGTAGCCAGGGAGGCCAAACATGGCAAGAATCATCAACCTGTCGAATCCGTACGTGCTGGACGAGACCGGCGACGAGGTAGAAAAGGTCATCGGCCTGCCGTACAGGACGGTGCAACTGAGCGGACCTCAAAAAGAGCAGTTCCAGGCGAACACCTACATGCCCGCTGGCGCGTTCCTGGCTTTCGAGAGCGCCGCGTCCTTTACCCTTGCCACCCGTAACGCCGCGAAAAACTGGGACGGCGTCCTCGAAGCGAACATCGGCTCCGGCTGGGCCGAGTGGGACGGCACGACCACGCTGACGTCCGGCACGATTGACCACAAGTACAAAATACTTCTTCGGGGCACCGGCAATACAAAGATCACCGGCAGCACCAGCAAGGGCTTCGCGCTGACCGGCACGGGCATCTACTGCAACGGAGACGTCCGCGCGCTGCTGGACTACGCCGATCAGGAGAACGCCACAATGGCGGACAGCTGTTTCGCGGGCTTGTTCTACAACAACCGCACCCTGGTAAAAGCGCCGGACATGGGCGGCATGGTCCTGTCCAACAAGTGCTATCAGGGCATGTTCGAGGAGTGCCGCGGCCTGATCAAGCCGCCCGCGCTGCCCGCGATCCGGATCAAGGCCAACAGCTACGTCGGCATGTTTTCCAACTGCAAGGCCATGACCGCGCTGCCGGCGCTGCCGGCGGTCCTGATCGCCGACGGCATGTATAACTACATGTTCAACGGCTGCTCCAAAATCAAGCTCAGCGAAACCCAGACCGGCGAGTACGTCCGCGAGTATCGCATCCCGCAGTACGGCGACGGTCCAGCGCTGACGCTGGGCTGGGCGACCGGAATGTTCATGAACACCGGCGGCAC